ATCGCCGCCGGGGATACCCTGGTAATTTTTATCTGGATCTGCTGTCCAGGCTTGCGGCATCCACGGCTTGTAGGCCAGGTTTTGTCCTATGCCAGCCTGGTTTAAGAATGGATAGGTAATATTTCCACCAGCCAAACCGCCATCACCTCCGCCCGGACCTAAAAGGCCCGACATGTCTGCGGGACTTACAGCCCAACCGGTTTCGGGTCGCGGAATCGTTGACTTCAAATCACCCAGTTCGTCACGTTCAGCAGTTGAGAGAGCATCCCAATATTTCGACAATTCAGGTGGGCCAGTCCACTCACCATCTGTCACCCAATCGTCTGGGAAGTCGTTGCGCTGATAACCGGTTTCATAACGGTCTTGAAGAAAGCGATCATCGCCAGTGTCGTAAAGCTGCCCCACACCAGTATCAACAGCTATAGTGTTGTCAAGAATACCTGACCTATAAGGATTATCCGGGTTTAGATTCCAGTTTTGCGCGTTAAACATCAATTGGTTCCACGCAGAATCTATATCCTCACGAGATTTCCACATTAGAGAGGGATCGTAACCACCAGCCCTTACAGACGCTTGCAAAACGTCGTAAACATCTCGCCCTTGATAGTGATCTGATGTTAGAGCTTCTGTATAACCTTCGTCGTTAGTTACTGCTGCTGGGGTATTCTGCCTATTTTCGTTTTCACCGTAAGTAGTCCAATGCCATTCCCCCATCTCTACCATTTCAGCTTGGGTCAACCCCTCGGCTTCTGCGTTTTCACGCAAATCAGGATTCGACAATATGTAATTGAGGTAATCTTCGTCACTAAATGCCATAATTAAATTTCTTTTGTGAAAATGTGATAACTGTTAGTCCAGCCTTTCAAAATCTTCCCCCAGCCCTTACGTCCCCAGGCTTCAAGATGCGAACACCCCAAACTTTTAGCGTAGTTCTCAAGCTCGGGGTAAAACGGAAACCATTTGTTCATATCGCCACCACCGATAGACACGACCCGCAAAACTCTTTTGCGTGGATAAGGGATATGCTGCGTGACCATCGCAGCGAGAACTTCCCGTTCTTCCACCGCAATCCAGAGCTGCATTTCTGAATTAGATAGAAACGGCAGGAAATCCTGCGCTTCCATTTCCCCTTCAGAATGGGGGGTAGCCTTATCTAAGTGCGGTTCTACTAGAGGCCAAATCGACTGAACATCGTCAGGTCGAACTTGTACTACCCTAGTTTTACCCAACTGCCTGCGGCGTTGTAAAAGTAAATACCCTCACCACTACCGGCATTCCAGTTCGTACCATCAGAATACCGAATATCGCCTATCCTGGGCTTGCTTGGCGCAGTGTTGGTTTGCTCAAGTCGGAGCAATGATTGATTCAAAAGGATGTTCCCCAGGCGATTCAGCTCAGTTACAACGTAAACACCTAAATCCTCAACTCTCTCCGGTAAAGGTCCAGGTTCATAACGAACAACTGACTTGACCTTCTTGACAGACGCCATTGTCATGTGTGCGCCCTCGATCCCCTGCGCCCAGCGTCTTCCAGTTCAAATTCAAGACCGCTCAGTTCCCAGGACGTATTGCCTGTACTCTCTATTTTTATACCGTACAGCTTGCCGCTGGCCCGGCAGCTCACCCTGGATTGGCTATCCGGGTTGAATGTGAACGGACCCTTCCAGGTCACGGCTTCCTCGGTACTCATCTGTGTACCCACATAAAAATCAACCGTATCCTCGTTCAATATGTGCATCTTCGGCCACACGGCCTTTATTCTTTTAACCGTGGTCTGATCCGGTGTACCTTGTGACGTAAGCGACAACCCTGTGCGCTCGATGTAACTCGTCATATTAGTACCGTCCTCGGTATTGCCGGAACGGTCACGGTAGAGCTTGGTATTTGTTGGAGAGGCAAACACCAACACATCTTCGTACTTGTCATACGACTGCGCCCACGGCCCTTCTGCTGTGGCCCAGGTGGCTGTGGCGGCTGTCCAGGTCGAGAATGAGTTGGGGTTGTCGATCACCCCCGTACCGATATGCGCTAGATCCGGCAAGTCTCGGATGGTGAAGGTGTTGTTGGCATGGTTCCAGATGACCGCTTTATCTACCTGGTTGGATGTTGAATCTGCCGAGACAAAACAGGCCCAGATTTCATTTCTTCCCGCGTCGGACACAACAAACGATTTCTGTGTCTGTTCGCCGTCTATAAACCCGAATACATAATCCCGCATTTTGGTGGGCAGCAGCGGTGTGATTCTGTCACCTGAGTTCAGATAGAAGTCTGAACGACCGAAAATGAAATGACCCCCTTCAAATTCCGCAATGCAGTTTTTCGCCATTGCACCGACAGATGGAGACAACATGCGGAATGAAAATATGAACGGTGTTCCCACAAACGTCATGGAAAAGGTTTCCTGCTCCGTGTAGATCATAAAGGTATCGCGCAGTGGCATTCCTTCCACTATCGGCGCGGTAGACATAGAAAGTTCTATCTCGCCAGCATCAACGGTGGCATTTGTATCGTCCCAACTGGATGGGACTGCCTGCGTAGCCGCTTCCGTAGACCACTTCACCAGGCGCGGATAGTTCACACTCGACTCTGTGATGTTTAATCCAATTAGAAATGATCGGAATGCTCTTAGTGATTTACATTCTGTAGAGGCAGGCCAGTTGGACAAGTCGTCCATCTTGGTCGAGGTAGACGGCACACCGGATGACAAGGCCCAGAACTGCGGGTCGTCAAACCCGTTGGTCATCACCAGCACACCACCGATCAGGGTAGAGGTCCAGCCCTCTTTTGCGGTGGCTGAGTAATCGACATCACTGCCGCCGGACTGTCTTGTAATGTTTGTCCAGCTTGTCCCATCATGGACATAAATCTTAGCCAGCCCACCGACGATAAAATACTTGTTCGTGCCGGACTGTAAAAAGGTAACGTGATAAGGAGCGACAGGACAACTGGACATGACCTCGGCATAACCAAGTATCTTTTCTATAGACCCCTGCCATACCCTTACGTTATTCCCGTCCGACCATGCGTTCTGGGGTAACTGCCACGGCGAGAAGTCTTTAACAATGCCGAGTTCACCGACATTTTCCATTGCGATCAGAGCCATTTATTATCCATGTGTCGTTTATCATTCCCCCGCACTATTTAAGCTACGGGGTCCAAGCCGCCGTCGCGGAAATTTATACATCAAGGCTTCGGGTGCTTCGCCTTATCCCATACTTGTGTGTCTTCGTTCCAAATATAATCGCCTTCTGGTTTAGGGGTTGGCGCTTCCCAACAACAGGTTGTCTCATCTAATACCCAAGAGGGGTAATTTTTCGGTGGTATGAATGCGTCTCTTTCTACGTCGTAGGTGAATCCTATCCCAGCATAGTTTTTTCTAAACGGGGCGCCCCCCAATTTATGTGTTCCGAGAGTTGTATTGTAGGAAGTCCGTACCCAAGTGCCCCCAAACGCACCACTTAAATATTTAGCCCCAACGGATTCTGTCTCTATCCCATCTTTTTCTTTAGTGTCCTCGTCATCGACAACCACTACTCTAACAACCTTTAAGAACGAGTTTAATTCTGCAAAGTGTGCCATATTATTTTCCTAGTTCTGAAATTTGTAGCGGATAACAACGATACCAGAACCGCCAGCAGCGCCATCTTCAGAACTGGAATTGGTGTGGTTTCCTCCCCCACCTCCAGACCCTGTATTTACTGTACCGGCAGATGCAGCGCCTTGACCACTACCACCACCACCATTACCACCACCACCCGCACCACCATCGCCCCTCATATCTGAAGTGGAATAAGCGCCTCCGCCTCCTCCACCACCGCGAGTTACGGTACTACCACTAATTACAGACGGTAATCCATCACCACCATCACCACCAGAACCACTGGCTGAGTTTGAACCAGTAGCGTCTGCACCATTCTCTTTAGCGCCTCCGCCACCTCCACCATGTCCTTCAGAGGCTGCTCCACCATCTCCTCCTTGACCAACAGTTCCGTTACCACCACCGGCACCAGAAGTATCCCATCCCGAACCAGTGCCGCCACCACCACAACCACCATCAGCGCCAGAAGTTGGCGCACCACTGCCAGCCTGACCAGAACCTCCGCCAGTAGAAGTAATTGTGCTGAAAACGGAGTCGCTTCCCGCATTACCGTAAGTAAGGGTAGTTGTCTGTGCAGCACCACCAGCGCCAATCGTCACATTATAGTTTTGTACGGAAACACCCAACTTTGACTCAAGCGATGAACTGCGACCAGAAAGAGTGTCACCAACACAGGAATTCCTGAAACCACCAGCCCCACCACCACCGGCATAGTAGTATCCACCACCACCAGCGCCACCCGCGATAACCAGATACTCAACAGAATTAGAACCCGCCGCATTGCCAACTGAAGAAACAGCAAATCCGTTTGATCCTGTTTTGGTAGCGGTAAAAATATGGTATTTATAATCACCGTCTGTTACACCCGCCGCTGTATCTGGGCCTGTTGCCGACATATATGCTGGTGCTTGAGCGGCGGGATTAGATTCATTAGCCCCAGAAGCAACTACCCACCCCTGAGTTGCATCCACATAAACTATTCTTACACCCTGCCTCTCATATGCCAATGATAAATCAGTAGTTGCACCTTTCAAATTCAGAGATTGAGGATCAAGGGTTACTACGTTTGTATCCCAAGTGCCCGCATAATCAACCAACTCTATAGTGTCACCAACACTAGCGGAGGCTGGAAGTGTTACAGTAAATGCTCCAGAGGTGGTATTACATGGGTAACCATTTCCAGCAACAGCGGTGAATCCTGTCGTTTGTACGGATTGCCATGTAGTACCAGCATTCCCCAACTGAGCCGCTGGTACAGACCCACTAGATAAGTTAGAAGCATTAGTCGGATCAACCGCCATATTAGCAGTAGCAACCTCACCAGTGCCTAGAGTTCTTACTCCGCTTGTTACTTTTGTTAATGCCATACTTTTAACTCCATCCTAGACTTACTGCTTGGATTCTTGTTGTTTTTGATACTGATTGGTTCAGCGTCTTTATGCGATAAGCCATATTGTAGGGCGCGGTTATAGTGCTACTGATTGTTACATCATGGGATGTAGCAATGTTGTGTGAACCAGTACTCCCTTCAGAGGCTAATGCTAACGCTGTCCAAGTGCTTCCACCGTCTGCTGAAATTTCTGCTGTAAGGTCTGTGTCTAGGGTTGTTGTTCCTGCACCATTTGTGTAAGTCAGAACAATGTCGCCTTTTGTAGGGGCTGCTTGTGCTGCTGTCGTTGTGGATACTAGGGTCATATCATCGTATGACTGAGGCGTATAAAGTAAGCCTACAAAACCAGAACCACCAGCACCAGAATAGATACTGGAAGTATTACCACTTGCGCCACCCCCACCGCCTGTATTAGCAGTAGCGGCATAGCCAGCACCTGATGCAATCTCTCTGCCATTAGCACCACCGCCAATACCACCAGTACCAGCGGTAGTTGCATAAGCACTATTATAAGCACCACCTCCGCCACCACCAAAGTATCCAGAACTTTCGCCATAAGAGGTAAAGTTAGCAAATTGTTTACCAGCGCCACCACTACCAGAAACATTCCCATTTGAATCTTGTCCTGCCGCAGCCGCGCCCCCTCCTCCACCTGCTGTGTAATCTGGGCCACTTTCCCCATCACCCCCAGCATTTCCATATACCGTTGCGCCAGATACAGCAGGTTGGGTTGTCGCGCCTCCGACAGCGACCATACCCCCTCCGCCACCACTACCAC